GCTGGCATAGAACCAACCGAAGAACTACTTACAACGTTCACAGACGCGGCGGCGGTGACCAATGACCAGATAGGATCATTGGAGGCTGTCACAGACCTGTTCTCGAGAACGGTGTCAGGTGGTTTGGGCCTAGAAGAGATACAGAGATTGGGAGACAGGGGTATCCCGGTATTGGCGATCCTGGAAGAGAAACTTGGATTGACAAGGGCGGAGATATCAGAGTATGGTAAGACGGCAGAGGGTGCCGCAGAGATAACAAAAGCATTCGCAGATGGTATCAACGAAAGATTTGGTGGTGCCACGCAGAACTTGGTATCAAACCTATCAACAGAATTTTCCAACGCCAAGATCGCACTGCAGGGCGTGGCGGACGAGTTTGGACAGGGCATATCACCAGCATTGAAAGAAGCGGTTGGTGGATTCACTGCCTTGGTCAACGAGAACAGGGACACCATATCAGCATTGGGAGAACTCACAGGTATGGCCCTTAAAGGCCTGATCACAGGATTGAACCTTGTGTTGAAAGCCATAGGCAAGGTCATAGACCTGTTCAAGGGTTTCATCAACATAGTGGGAGACACGGTAACCGCCGTGAAAGATTTCAAGAATGATGTAGTCAATCAGTTCCAGAACATGAAGGACGGTATCGGCAACAAGATGAGTGGGGTCAAGGACTCCATCGTTGGCGGATTCCAAAACATCTATGACAAGGTGGTGGGCAACTCAATCGTGCCTGACATGGTGGATGATGTTGGCAAAGAATTTGACAGGTTGGCGTTCAACGCCGACAGGAGCCTTGGCAAATACAGTGACAAGGTCACAGACGCCATTGACAATGACGTGATGGTGCAGGCATTACAGAGGACCATAGGTGAGGGCTTCACACCACTGGAAGGCAAGATCGAGGCAGTGGCAAACGGAATGAGCACGTTCAGGGATACCGCATCAAGTTCATTGACAGATGTGATAATGGGCACCAAGAAACTGGGAGATGCTCTGGGCGAGATAGCCAACGCAACATTGAAGGCCTTGATACAGGGCTTCATTAACCTTGGTATAACCATATTCATACTGGAACCGTTAGAAAAGTTTCTAAGGAATCAGATATCAAATCAGAAGAAATTGAATTCATCACTCAAACAGGAGATAGCACTGAGAACCGTTCTAGCGTTCCTGACCGGGGGCACCAGCCTGTTCGGAGGCTTCAGGGCCTCTGGAGGACCTGTTGCGGCCAACACCGCATACGTGGTCGGGGAGCGGGGCAGGGAAGTTTTTGTGCCCAACACGTCTGGCACCATAGTTCCCAACGAGGCACTCAGCGATGGCGGATCAGCCATGGGTGGCGGCATAGGTGGAGACAACATAGAAGTCACGTTCAACATCAACACGATTGATGCCACAGACTTCGATCAACTATTAACTACAAGACAAGACATGATCATAGGTCTAATAAACAGGGGCCTAGCAGAACGAGGTAAAAGGAGTTTGACAGCATAATGAGTGGAGTATTCCCAATAACAGCAGGTTTCCAGACCTTAGATTTCCAAAGCAACACCAACAGCCGAGTGTCAGTGAGCGTATCTGGCAAGAGCCAAAGGATCAAGACCGGGGCACAGTTCTGGAGTTTCAAACTCAAGTCACCGGCGATGACCCGGGCACAGGTGATGGCGGACTTCGCTTTCATCGTGCAACAGGATGGACAGGTGGAGTCATTCACCATAGTGCCACCAGAGATCTCAACAACCAGGGGCACGGCATCAGGCACACTGACAAATGACGCCACGGTGGCCGCAGGGCAGAGTGCGTGTCAGACGGACGGTGGTTCGGGCACATTGAAAAAAGGTGATCTGATCAAGTTCTCTAATCACGACAAGGTATACATGATAACGTCAGACATAACAATTTCAGGCACAAATGATGCCATCAGTTTCTATCCACCTTTGGTCACAGGTATCACAAATTCAACCACAGTGACATACAACAGTGTCCCAATCAAAGTTTATTTTGACAAGGACGAACAGAAATACATCACACAGGCCGACGGCACTTTCAAATACGAAATAGTAATGAATGAGGAGATCTAATGGCGAGGGATTTAGCAGGTTCATTACAGACTAAATTGGCCGCTAGGTCAGTGTTCGCCGCTGATCTCATAGAACTACACCTGGCCACGCCACTGTATTTCACATCAACAAACATAGACATAGACTTCGATTCAGACACTGCACCGGACTCGGGCACCAACACATACCTGGCACAGGGACAATTTCTCAACTTCAGCAACATCACGGAGAGCTCAGACATCAGGGCTGGACAACTGGACATGACTTTCACGGCAGTTGACACCACCACTGTGGCACTGCTGATCAACAACGAATACATGAACAAGCGTGTGGTGATCTACCGTGCGGTGTTGGACGATGAATACAACTTCACCACCGATGACGTGTTCACTGTTTTTGATGGCATCATAATGGGCTACAGCATACAGGAATCACAGGATACTTCAACCGTGACCATCACAGTGGCATCACAGTTCGCTGACTTCGAGAGGACGTCAGGCAGGAAGACCAATCCAGCATCACAGCAGGTGCACTTCGCTTCAGACAAGGGCATGGACTTCTCGGCACAGATAGTCAAGGACTTGAAATGGGGGAGGGCATAATGCAGGGCGTGAGATATCTAGATTTCAATAACAGGCACTTCGCTGAGTTCGAACAACTGGCTTACAGGGCCATCTTCGAGAGGGGATTCGTTGATGTTGACTTCAACAAGCAACACTGGAATCAACACATAAAGAATCTAGTGAGCCTGAACAGCAACATCGTGAGACTGCTGTTCGCCAACGACACCATGATAGGTTTCTACATCATACAATTACACACACTGCCTTGGAATCACAGGACACAGGCGTTGTTCCAGTTGATGCATCTACAGGCAGAATTCAGGAACCCCAAGATCTACACTTCGATGTTCCGAGACGCCGAGGCCCTGTGCCTGGCCAATGGTGTGGAGAAGATACAGACCACTGACACCGCCATACAGATGGACGANGGTCAAAAACTGACACTATTACACAATCACAATTACCACCACGTAGACGCCGTTTGGGAGGCCAAAAAAGATGTTTAGTCCAACATACATAAAAGACCTAAACCAGCAATATACAGGCGTCTGTGTAAGTCGTAGCACCATAAAAAACACAACGGACGAGATAATCAAGTTCTACAGGCAGTTCGATCGATATGAACACGTGACCTACGAGGAATTATACCAACAGATATCACCCTGCGTGAGACTGGACCAATACAGGTTGTTCAGGAACCAAGGCCGTATCGTTGGTTTCACCAACTGGGCCTTCGTCAATGACAGGGTCTTAGACAGGTTCATGGAGAAAGGTCAACTGGGCACACAGGACTGGCAATCAGGCTTCAAGATGTTGTGGTTGGAACTGATCAGTCGAGATCACATGGACACCATGATGGCTTGGATGAAAGATTACAGTGTGAACCTCTTGGGTGAGAACGTCAGGATCTACTGGGTCAGATCACAGCAAGACAAGATAATGAAAAAAATGAAGATAAGGACCAAGAACAGTTGGAGGAAAGCCAATGGGTAATCCATTCAAGGCCATAAAGAAAGCGGTCAAGAAAGCGATCAAGGTCATCAGCAAGGTGGTTGGTGGTTTGGTTTCCGCTGTGACATCACCGTTTGGAATGAACATCGATGTGCCAGACTACGACATAGGCACGGATCAATCACAGGCCATACAGGGAGTGCTACTCAACAGGGATTCAGCAATATCACACGTGCCAGTTGTCTATGGAGAACGACAGGTGGGTGGGACAAGAGTGTTCGTGTCAACCAATGGCACCGACAACAAATACCTTTACGTGGCGTTCGTGATGACGGAAGGCCAGATCAACGCATTCAACAAATTGATAATAGACGACAACGAGGTGCCATTGGCATCATACACACACGGCACACAGTCCAACGCCAGCTCTGGGGACTACAAGGACAAGATCCTGGTTCAGTTCTTCGATGGCAGGGACACGCAATCGGCATCAAGCCTGCTACAGGGGGCACCGGGCTGGACTTCTGACCACAGGCTCAGTGGACTGGCTTATCTGGCCATCAGGTTTGAGTGGGCCGGTTTCAACACAGAGGACAATCCCAACAACAATCCCTACACTGGCAACATACCAAACATCAGGGCACAGATACAGGGCAAGAAGATCCTTGACATCACTGGCATCACACCCAGCACCTATAACACCGCATATGGGTCGGACACACTGACCTATTCAAAGAATCCAGTGAACGTTCTGGCTGACTACATGAGGAACACCAGATACGGCAAGGGACTCAGCAATGACAAGTTCGATTGGGCCACTTGGAAGACAGCGGCACAACTCTGTGACCAGACTGTGACCTACACCAATGGTTCAACGTCACCGGCATTCACCGCTGACGCCGTGATCGACACGGCCAATTCACTGATGGTGAACTGCAAGATCATACTGGCCGGTTTCAGGGGCATAATGCCTTACCAGGGCGGCAAGTATTACATGAAGATAGAACACGGGGGAGATGACTCGGACATCGCCGCCACACCAAGTGATCCCACAACCGCATTCACTGCCACTGCGGATCACATCATTGGAGGCATACAGTTGGATGGTGAAAGCAAACAGCACAAGTGCAACAGATGTGTTGTGACCTACGTTGACCCAGAGGCTGACTACCAACCCAATGACATCACATTCCCCACGGAGGGTTCAGCAGATGACGTTGCATTCTTGGCCGCTGACAACGGAATAAGATTAGAGAAGAGGGTCACACTGCCAACCATAGCCAACAGGAAGATAGCGGAACAATACGCACAGGTTTTCGTCAAGAGATCAAGGACACAGAAATTCATAGCATTCGTGACCAACCTGGCCACATCAAACACCACGGTGGGAGATCTCGTCAGGGTGCAGAGCACATCATTGGGACTGGATGGCATATTCAGGATCATGGACCTACGTATCAACGCGGATGGATTGGTTGAGCTGTCAGGAATGGAACACCAGGCATCAACTTACGCCATCGGGGCAACCGGAGATGACTACATCAGGCCCGCCTTGAACCTGCCCAACCCATTACAGGTGTCGGCACCAACTGGACTCACACTGGCCTCCGGTGCGGAACACAATCTCGTGGACGCCAACAACAACACCACCTACAGGATCAGGACAGACTGGACCGCTTCAACGGATCCGTTCGTCACCGACTACGTGGTGCAGTTCAAGAAAAGTTCAGACGCCGACTACGTCACTTTCACACAGACATCAGAGACCTACACCTACATCTCACCAGTGGCATTGGGCGAGAAGTATGACGTCAGGGTCTTGGCCCGTAATGAGCTGAACCGTAGGAGTGCCTACGTGACCAGCCAGCAACACGAGGTGGTCAACACCTACACGCCGGCATCGGGAGCCAGCAGTTCAATGTCAGGCGGTAAAATAACAACCAT